CTGAAACTTTCAAGGTTCAGGCTCTCAACCAGAGCGTCAACCATCCGAACTGGATCATGCTCTGCAATATCCTCGTCAATTCTTGGAGGAAAAAGCACTGTTTGGTTGGGATTGTAAGGACGAAAATGTATCTTTGTCATAGTATAAAATGTTATGCTTAAAGATACAAAATCTTTAGGTAATAACAAAGCCCCTGCTTGTGAAAGTCGGGGCTTTGTGCATAAAAAAAGAAGGTGCGCATTTTGACACACCTTCATTCTTATAACAAAAAGATACATAAAAAGACGGGATTCACCAATCCTGCCTTTTTCAATACAAACTGCTTTACTTATCAAGATGCCTTACAACATCCCAGTTTAATGAATCTAAAAATAAAAACACATTCAGTTATTTGTGATAGCAAAGCTATAACAAATATTTTAAAGAAAAATCTTATGCATAAAAAATGCACAGAATAAACTATATATAGACCAACATACAACACATTTAAAACAATATTGTAATACAGGGTCATTGACACAAACATTCTGAAAGAACAAAAGAAAGACGCATGACTGATAGCCAATCCGAAAGAGTATGTTATTGAGGTTGTCAAAAAAAACTAAAAGAAATTTAGTTAAAGTCCTATTACTGAAAACAACGTAACAGATTATTCCTTAAATTTGCTTATATATAAACTTTAAATATAATGACACATGAAAACGATTGCAATTCTAATTACTTTACTTTTAATAATTAATATAAACATTTATCAAGGTAATTCAACTGAAGTTTTAGCAAGTAACGAAAGCGGTATCTTTCAATATTAGGATCTAGAGAAGAAAAAATGTCTTAGCAATGGACATAAAAGTATATCGTTTCATTAACTCTCATGCAATGACTCAGATTATTTTTTTATCAAAAACCTTTTGTAATGATTTTATAAAATACATTTTTAATAATATTAATTCTAATCATGAAAAGTATTTCCATTTTACGCCTAACCGCAATCCTTTTGTGCAGCATGCACCTATTGGGATCCGCCTCACTTCAAGCCCAAATGAACAAATGGGTAAACTATAGCCCGGATTTGACCACCGTACTGAAAAATCCTGCCATGGGATGGATGATGTACGAAGAAGGCTGATCTTTTCAGGGAACACGCCACAATAAAAGCAACATCTATACTCCCGAAGTTTTTTGGAAACAGATGGAAGAATGCAAAGCAGCTGATTATTCCAATATTCTGTACATCAGAATGCTGTGGAAAGATTTGGAACCCGAGGAGGGCAAATATGCATGGATTTACAATGAACGGTATAAATGGTATATACAAAAAGCCAAAGACAAAGGGCTTAAACTGGCCTTCAGGGTGTTCTTTCATGGTGTAGACGGAGTACCGTCCTATGTGTACGAAGCCGGAGCCACAGAAAGCCCAATAGACGATGAAGGCAAAACCCAGCCTTATTATGATAATCCAGTATTCCTTGAAAAGCTGGACAAGTTCATAGAGGCTTTTGCAAAGGAATATGACAATCCGGATGAGGTAGATTATATTGATGCATATGGATTGGGAAGATGGGGAGAAGGACATGGACTGGTACTCGAAAAGCAAGATAATCTGGAAAGCGTTATCCGACAGATAACCGAATCGTATGCAAGACACTTCAAAAAAGTGCTTACGGTAATGAATCTTTCGCAGAGCGACTACAGGTTTTCCAAGCCGCTAGTATATGACAAGCTGGGGTTTCTTCCTCGCAGGGATGGTATAGGCAGTTTTTGGTTTTCTAATGAAGAACGTGCGATGGTGCATGACGAACTTTTCCCAAAAAGAGCTCTTATTGGTGAGGGATGCTGGTGGTTTAACGCACAAGATGGTGATAACTCAAAATACAAGCATTTCCAAGGAGACAAACGTTTTGCCATGAACGATTTCAAAGAAGCTTTTACCGTTTCTGTGACTGATGCTTTGGACAGCCATTGTAACACGCTGGATTTGCGTATGCCTTTACAGTGCAAATTCTGGATAGAAGAGCTGCCGGACCAAGTTCAGCGTTTTATAACTTTAGGCGGTTATCGTCTTTATCCGGACTATATAAAGGTGGAGCAAGACCACAAAACGTTGACTTTGTTTCATTCATGGAAAAACTATGGTGTGGGTGTATTGCCTAATAATCATCCCAATTGGAATTATAAATATCAGGTTAGTTTTGTTTTGATGAATGAAAAAAAGGAAATTGTATTTCTTTATACAGAACCGGAAGCAGAACCTTCCGAATGGTTGAAGGGAATATCATACAATTATTTGAGTCGGTTTAATATTCCGGCAGAATTGCAGGGAAAGTATACCTTATGTGTCGGCTTGACTGACAAGACAAAAAATAACGAAGCGGCTATTGATCTGGCTGTGTCTGGGAATTTAAAAATAGGGAAATGGATATTTGTGGTTGAACTGGAGTTGTAATGTGTGTACTTGGCATTTTTGCACCAATTAATAAAGAAGCTTCTGACTGATTATCAAAAAATAAGGACTTTCTCTATATCTGTACCCAGTAAATCCAATATGTTTAGGGATATTCTTTCAATAGTACAAAATTATACAACCTATTCAAGTTAAATTATTGCTAATCAGTTAGTTTTTGTATCTTTGGATATCCCTCAAAAAAGAAAATTAAGAATATAAATTAGTGGAAAATAAAAGTGCAATTCTGATTATTGATGGATTGCACTTTTTATTACTTTTCTAAAGACATTGTTTCTTCACATATAATTTGAGATTATGAAAATAACGTTTTCATATTTCTCCTGTCTTTTCATTATCGGATGTACACATCAATCCAACCAAGGAAAATCGTTATAGAAAGCAGCAATGCAGATGCAATTCGTGTAAGTGCCGATACTTTAGCGTATGAATATACTGCATGGGCCTTTATAAACAAATCTGTTCCCATATTTCTCATTAGCCATATACTGCTCAATCAATTTACATAATGATGTTCAAACCACCTGTATTCATCTTCCTCAAATAGTGCTAAAAAAGAGAATTCTGATAGCCAACTACCTGACTATCAGAATTCTCTTTGGAGCGGCAAACGGGATTCGAACCCGCGACCCTCAGCTTGGGAAGCTTATTAAAGTATTTCATAATCATATATTAATCAATGTTTTATATATTATATAATAATTATTTGCACCATATTTGCCCGAACAAGAAAAAAAATTATAAAAAATACCGAGAACTAATCATTTATACAATTGTTTTTTTTAAAGTTGCCACTTTTATATTTTTTCAATGAAGAAACAGCCTGATTTGCTTATTAAATAATTAAAGATATCATTTATTGTTTTCAAGGTTCTCTCTGATTTGTTGGAGCATCCGGAAAGCTCCGGCCATCTTATAGTTGCCCAGACATTGCTTAGCCTGCATGATACAACTTTCAACAGTAAGTTTCAAATTTGGTGTGAAAGCTGCTTTGTTAATCTGCATTTCTTTGGGGAGTTCATCAGCATGGTTGTTGAACCATACGATCATTTCATTCAATTCCTCTTCGGAATAAGATTCTTTTTTTTCAGCCATGATACATAAGTTGATGTTAATAGTGTGCAAAGATAAAGGAACATATAATTCATGGGTTATCTTTTAATAGAAATGTTATCAAAATAAAACCGTCCCTACTTATCACAAGCCGGAGCGGTTCAGATTAGTTATGTTTTGACAATCTACTTTATTTTTCAAGAACAAAACAATAAAGAGTTTGTTCAAATGGATTTGCCTATTTATAAAAATATTTGTTGTCACGTTATTACGTATTACAAAAAATGAGGGGCATCGTGCATTACGACACCCCTCCCAAACTTTTATTATGAGATTGGCTTCTACTCCAAAATCACAGGCCAAAGATACGCAAAATCCTATTGGAAAATTGTATTTTTTGCTATATAATTTTCGATAACAATTGTATAAAAAACACCCCGACTCATCACGAGCCAGAGTATTCAACTTATGAATTTCAAGTTTTATTATAAGGAATCATTATTACGCCAATGTTTTTTTCGCCAACAGCGCAACAATAATCAGTACGGTTACACAAACACAGGCAAAACCGAATTGTTCATGGAAATAAAAAAAAACTTCCCGACTTATCACAAGCAGGGAAGTCTTAATCATAAATTTCAAGTCTTATTATAAGAAATCGTTTCCACGTTGTCGCCTGACCGCTGTCAGTACGATAACAACAAGAATTGCCACACTAACACATGCCAGAACTATTTGTTCAAGCAAATTGGATTTTCTTTTATCCTTCGTCGTTTCGGTATGACCTTTCTCATGGATATTAGAAGAACATTTCTTGTCGGTTTTGAGTTTTATAGCATCGGTTATAACCGTTTTCTTGTCTTTTGCCTGATTGAAACTTCCCTCTATTTGCCCGTCCGCCAATAACGGAGGTTTCCCGGTCAGGCTGTCAGGCGGTTTTCGGGTATCATAGATACGGAAATCAATCACATAGTTACCATTAGTGGTAATGAGTTCGCTCAAAGAGATGCTTGATCCGTGTACGATGTTGACAGATTCACGTGTACTATCCTTCATTATAATCTCTGTGTTGGATTTGACAGCCTTATGCGAGCTGCCACAGGCAAACAGCAGGAACAGACACATGAAAGGAGCCAGCAATATATGCCGGCTTACCCAGTTCATAACCTTACTATATAACCACATCATAAAATCTGCATGATGATTGAAGCGGCCACAGCGACAGTAATTCCAATTCTCCATGCCCATTCAAGGCGAGAGTTTTTAACCGTTTCACTCGTGATAATGAGTCTGGCACGCAAGTTATCAGTATCTTTCACAAAAAATCCTGGTTCTTTTTCCATAGTTGCAGTTTTTAGAGTTTCAAAACTTGCATCCTGTTATTTCCGTCAGCCCGATAACTGACGTGCACCCAAGCGAAGTTAGACTCGTCAATCAACTGGTCATAGGGTAGGTTCTTTCGGATATACTCAAACAACAGCTTGTTTTGCTGTCTGTCTCCAGTGTCAATATCAGCAGCTTCCCCCTTCATGTGCTGCGAGGTCTTGCTTCCCTTGACGGCCGCATTAAGTTCCGGACAGCGATAACCACTGTTTACTGTTATAGGCTTTCCCCACCATGTGCGTAACGGGTCCAGTACGTTGTCCACCAAGGCAGTCAGAGCAGTCACATGCTCCTGTCTGCATCTGTTATTGATACCCAAGCGGTCAGCAGTCGTTGACTTGCAGAGTTCCGCAATCGTAAAAAACTTCATTTCTTATCCTCCTTTTTATTTTCGTTGTCAAATAGTATCTGAGCCATGATCTTGGCAATATCATCCTTGTTCTCGATGATCACACTCATTGTCTTTTCTGCTTTGCGCAACTCCGCTTTCTCCCATGATTTTTCACGAACTGATTTAAACTCACAGAAAATGCAGTAACCCGTCCAAATCATTGAAAAAACAGGAAAGGGGATAACCACACAGCATAACAGATCAATGAAGCACAACTCTATAAATGGAGTGAAATACTTCTTCGCCTTGATGGCTGTTTTCTTATACCCCGTGGATGTTCTTGCCTCCCCGCGTTGTTTGGCCTTCATTATTCCTGAGACCAGATCCACGAACATTGCGCCGATAGTGGCTGCGATACACAAGGCTATCAGTACAATGTGTATCATCATGTGCTCGTTGATAAAATTGTAAATTACGTCTTTCATTACTTTGTCTTGATTATAAAATATATTGTTCCAAAGATATGTCTATTTACTTACGTCATTGTTGCAGAATTACTTAAATCCATTGCCACGATATGACAATAAAAAAAGAGCCCGATGACAATATTTATTGCCATCAAGCTCCTGGTTACATTGCAAAGATAGTGAAAACTATTCCATATTCAATCCATATTGAAAAAAATAATCAGGAGCAATATTTCGATTATCCGAAGAAATTAAAGAGTCACAATATTAATAGAAAACAAATAGGATTCATGAAATCTACCGGTTGTCTATAAAACCAGATGTTCTCAAGCCTTTATCGGGAAACATCTTTACTTTTCTTTTTCCCTTTTGAACGTTTTTCAAGTCACGCACAATGGTGCTGGAAAGTACCTCCGAATAAATCTGTGTGGTCTTTACGGAAGTATGTCCGAGCAGTTTCTGC